CTAGCATCTCGTCAGCGCGTGTCTTGATTGACGTGTAGATCGCGCGTTGTGAACGTGGTGAACCGCTCTCAATACGTGAGTGGACAAACGTTGCGCACGCCCTTGTTAGGTACTGTGCTGACGTCTTGACTTTCGCATTGAAATCAATCCGCAAAAACTCGGCAATCGTCGCAATGTTCATCTTTGTCGTCTGCGCTCTTATGCCGAACTTTTCAGAATTCCGCAACACACTGACAACATCACCAACTGTGCGCATGCTCGCAAGCACGTCATCTCCGTTGTGCAATGAGTATGCAGCATGGTCATTCAAGCCAGATGCTGCCAGGTATGCGTAATTCAGCGACGTATTCATGAATGTTGTCAGCCTCCAACCTGAGAACAGTGTCCCAGTCGTTCTGTAGACCACATCGCGCTCCGTGTCATGGACATACTGATTGTCGATCGATTCGATCGTCCACTGCAAGCTTCGCAGTTGTTCTTCACTCAGTTTTGCACCATACACAAAGCGCCATGCCCTCAACACAGCAGCCATGTTTTCAAAGCTGTGCTGAGAGTTGAAATCGTCGTAGTCATAGCAAAACGGTATCAGATGTCTTAGGTTGACCGCAACTCCTGCTACGTATTCCGCGGTTGCACGTGATCCTGTTGGGATGTATGAAGGAAATGTCTCCTCGCATTTGTTCAGGGCAAAGTCCGCATGTACATGGCTTGTTATATCGCAGCCGTACAATGCACGTGACTTGCCCCACTCATACTTCGTCGAAGTATATGCGTGAATTTCCCTATACCTGTTGAGCCAGCACCCATGATCGCTCATCTGGATTGCAGCCAACACCCCTTTCTTCGTGCGCAGTTCGCGGGGCAGCACACTCTTCTTCTCATTGTCTTGAGGATACTCTGAGTGTGCTGACCCGCCAGGCATCAGTATCACACGCTGCGCCCAGTAAGATGAAAAGTCAGTCGCAAAAGCGTTCTTCCCCTCTGACTTCGCATCGCTGAACAGCTGGATACAGTGCCTGTACACGTCACTCGCGGGGACTTCCGCGAGTTTTGGTTCCGTCCTGTTCTTCTGCTCTTTCTCCCAGTCGACAGGTGTGTCAAGACGGTTGACAAGTACATTGAGCTCG